GCCACTCTTGTTGGTGCGAATTCTCTCTATTCGCTCCATCAGCTTTGGTCCACAAACACTTCCGTTCCCCTTGGTCTCATCTCTCACATTCCAAAGGTTATTTCTATTGCTAAGTCTCTTTCTACAAAGATTCTCCAGTTAGGTCCCGGCCTTGCCAAGTCGATTTCTGCGTTTTTCCATTCCATTATACAAACGCTCATCAACTTTGACATCTCCGGTACTCTTTCTGGCCTATTTTCTACCTCTGTTCCCTCTACAGTCGTTGAATTAGACTTAATTCTACCAATTCCCTCTCCCACTCCTTCTCCTCCTCCCCACGATTCCGCTCCATTTTTGAAAGCATCCCCTGCCTCAGAAGATTTACATCTTTTGTCTCAGGAGGCATCTCAATTACTGTCAGCGGAAGATTTTCTCTCCGAATCCAATATTGCCAGTAGTTCTGGTAACCTTACCAAAACTGCGCAATCTTTTGCCTTCGTTGATTTCTTCAACTCCCTCGCTTCTTCATTTATCGAAATGATTTTCGGTACACTTGATTCCAAAGTATTGTTTAATCGTTTGCGTGCTTTTACCATTGGCATTATTGCCGTTAAGCACGCGAAAGATATATTCATTAACATCCAACATCTCATCATCACCTCGTGTAACTGGATCACAGTTCACACTCTTGGTGTTGCCTTGTTTGATGACTCTGGAATCAAATTTGTTAAAGAAGTAGACCGTCTCGTTAAGTTAACTCCCCATGTTATGACCATCATTCGTTCTCCAATTTCTTCTCCTATTGAAATTGCTGAAGCCGAACAATGGTCTCTCGACTTGCGCCTCGCATACTTCCAAAACATTCACCGCGATCACAAAGACGTTGCTATGGCGGATTTACTCCGCATCTACAACGCATTCTCTCAAGTTCAAAGCCAATTTATTGGCAAGCTCTCCGAAACCTCCTCCAGGGTTGAACCTGTTGGAGTGCTTCTACTAGGCGCCCCCGGCCTAGGAAAAACTGCTTTCCTTTCTTACTTGATTGATATGTTGCATGATATGGGAGTTTGTTCCAACTTACTCCAATACCATCGTCTTCCTGATACAGATTTTGAAGAAGGTCATAAAGACCAATCTTCTTATGTATTTGATGAATTCATGACTGTCAATGACCCACAAGCTCGCTTGGCTCACGCTAAAGCTTTGCTTGGATTAGTGAACGTCGCTCCTCGACCCATTAATTACGCCTCTGTTGAAAACAAAGGCGTTCACTTTGACAAATCTGAATTCGTCTGGTGCACGACCAATTCTGCACCTGTACATTGGAGAGATCTTCTCGCTGTCCCACATGCTCTCCTGCGTAGATTTGCGCTTCAAATCACCCCCATCATCCCAAACGGCATTCCCGTGAATGAACTTGGAAATATTGATTGGCGCGCGTACACTTTCGACGTCGTTCTTCCTACAGACGCCTTAAATGCACCCGCCCATCGTATGTCCCTCCATGATCTTCTCGGGCATCTTGCCCGCGCACGCCTCACCCGTGTACGCCATCACACTCTCAAACGAAATCAAACTCTCGACGAGAAACGCGGATTCGTAGATAATTATGACGTCCTTAAAAACGCCATTTTACTCGAAACCGCTGCTCTCCCAAAAGCTCAAGGTTTGACTGATTCTTACGTTAAGGAACGCTTGTTCGTCAAGTTTTCCTCTTCACTCAGAGTTGAGTGCGCAAGCACTAAACCCTGGAAAGAAATTCTAGAAGACGCTGTCGAAAACCTCGAAAACGCCAACTGGATCCCTCAGTTCAATCTCGCTTCACCTCCTGAAGATTTCAATGATTACCCCCTCGCTCAAGTTTACGCCACCGCTTGCGGTGACAACGCTCTCCGTGTTGTTTTGCAACGAGAGTACGCGCGTCTGACCACAGATCGCCGAACTCTCTTCGAAAAATACGGAGTTTACGAAGATGACAAACCTGACCCTATCCCCAAGAAATATAGGA